ACAATAATAATATGACTTGGTCTCTAGGGATTACTGTTAAATCGTAAAATTAAACTGCGCAATCAGGATAAACTAGAACAAGTATAAACCGAGCAACAGTCCTGAAGGTACTCTTTCTGCTAGTTTGAGTCGTAAATAAACCAACTAGCACCACTATTAATTATAATAAAATGGAGATAAAATATGTCGAAAACTACATATACAATACGAGGTAGTAATACTACTACTGCAATAAAATATGCACCAATCATTATCCAAAATATTTGGAGAGCTGGTACTGAAGCAGGGGCTAACATCATTAGAGTTAGAGTAGCTAAAGAGAGAGATGAGAAAACTAAAGGTAGAACATTCTTTGGTTATCATCAAAACAAGGTATCTATATATCAACAGCTACAAGACCCTATATTTCCACTATGGTTTAGACGAAAAGTTAAACTAGGTGAAAGTAATAAAGGTATGCAAGTGTTAGAGGTTGCAAACAATATGGATGTACAACAAACATTTAATGTTATTGATAGCTACGAAGCTTATACAAATAGTGCATGGACTAGATTTACTGAGAGATTGAAAGATACATTACTATATAGTGTGTCTTTGTTTCAAAGGTAAAAGGAACAGTCAGCCATTGGGTGCGAGAAGGTTATCCCAAGAAGTGACTTTAAACTACTAGACCTTCAAGTGCTAGGCATCACTCTAAAGTGCCTCTTTTAACACGAGGGTTATTATGAATTTATATTTTAAATCAACAACACTAGACAAAGAGATAGCTTGGACATGGAAAGACATGGACAAAGCTTATTGGGATACTTGGATACCTAAGAAGTCTGATATAAAAATCATTACAAGACTTAACAAAGAACAAAAACAACAAGCACTTGATGAGTTATGGGAAGACTTGCAAGGTGCTATACAATTTACACGCGATAGAAACAACGCAAGACGCAGAGAGAAAAGACTTGCTTCTAAAAAGTAGGCGTGGTATAATCTTTAAACTTAATACAACCTATGGAGGAAACCAATATGTATGAGTATGTAGAAGGAAAAGCTATGTGGGCTAATGTCAGCACACCAAACACTAAGTTTGAACCACATAAGTATGGAATTGTGGTGTTGACTGATGAAGATACTGCTAGTAGACTAGAGGGTCTTGGGTTATCAAGGGTTAGAACCAGAGATGGTCAAGCCAAGTATGATGAACCGGCATTCTCTTTCTCTAGAAAAGTAGAGAAGCATGATGGGACAACTAACTCTGCTCCTAAATTACTTGACGGTGAAGGTAATGATATGGATGTTAGTGTTGGTAACGGCTCTGGTGTTACTGTGAAGATTAAACCTTACACAGGAAAGTACGGTACGTTTGCTGAGTTAATAGCAGTAAAGGTTACTGATTTAATTGAATACTCTGAGAGTAGCTCAGATGATAACGAGGAATTTTAATAATGATAATTACTATTACTAAAGATGATGGACAGGTAGTATACGATACTACTATGATTGAAGATGCTCAAGCTAGAGCCAACGCTGATATCTCTATCAGTAAGATTGGAACTCTTAATGTAGTTCTTGAAGCACTTAACTTTGCTTCAGGTACACATCAAAATAATCTTGAACAACTACTACAAAATGCTGAAGAAGCTGTAGTAGAAACACCAGAAGGCGATGAGCCTGAAGGAGATACAGAAGAAGTAGCTGAAGAAGATTCAACAGAAGAATCCTAATAGCATAAATGAGGGCTAACATGGATAAGACGTGGGATAAACTACATCAACCTTGTCCACTTTGTAACAGTAGTGATGCTGTTGGAATCAACGAAGATGATTCAGCAAAGTGTTTCAGTTGTGGTGAGTTCATGCCAAGTTATACCAATGCATGTGGAGGAAAGGATATGCAAACAGCAACAGTAACACCGACCAAGAAACCTGATATGGTAGATGAAGGGAAATTTTCACCTCTTACAGATAGGAAAATATCTCAAGCAACTGCTACTAAGTATGGAGTTAAATGCGTACACGACCTACAAGGAAATGTAGTTAAGCATTTGTACCCATATTATAATGGGCATGAGTTATCAGCTACCAAATATCGTAACGTAAAAACCAAAGACTTCTTTGTCTCTGGAACTTACAACGATACAGGTTTGTTTGGTCAACAGTTATTCAAAGGTGGTAAGTATGTTACCATTGTAGAAGGGGAATGTGATGCTATGTCTGCTTATGAACTCTTGGGTTCTAAGTGGGCAGTAGTGTCCATAAAGCGTGGTGCACAAGGTGCAGTACGTGATGTAAAAGAAAGCCTTGAGTTCTTTGAAGAGTTTGAAAATGTAATCATTGCATTTGATAATGACAAGGCAGGTAAAGAAGCATCTATTAAAGTAGCTAGACTATTTAAACCTAGTAAAGCTAAGATACTTACACTACCACACGGCTACAAAGACCCCAACGATATGCTCCGTTCCAACAGACATAAAGAATTTGTTGAAGCTTGGTGGGCATCAAAAGTTTATACACCTTCTGGTGTTATAAATGTTTCAGAACAACGAGAGAAGTTCCATAACAGAGAAAGAAAAGAGAGTGTCCCTTATCCTTATGAAGGATTAAACAAGAAGCTCTATGGACTTAGACAAGGAGAACTTGTAACACTTACAGGTGGTACAGGGCTTGGTAAGTCTAGTGTAACTAGAGAACTTGAACATCATCTTATTAAAAATACAGAAGACAACGTAGGTATCATAGCACTAGAAGAAGATTGGAGAAGAACCATTGATGGTATCCTATCCATTGAAGCTAATGCTAGACTATATGTTGACCAGATTAGAGATAGATTTTCTAAAGAAGAACTTGATAAGATGTTTGATATACTTTATGACGGAGATAATCGTAATAGAGTATGGGTGCATTCACACTTTGGAACAAATGATATAGATGATATCTTTACTAAGCTTCGCTTTATGATTATAGGGTGCGACTGCAAGTGGGTGGTAGTAGACCATTTACATATGTTAGTCAGTGCTGTACATGAAGGAGATGAAAGACGTGCTATTGATTCTATTATGACGAGGCTTAGAAGTTTGGTAGAAGAAACAGGTGCAGGTATTATTTTAGTTTCACACTTACGTAGAGTTGATGGTAACAAAGGACATGAGAATGGTATAGAAGTTTCTTTATCTCATCTTCGTGGCTCAAATAGTATTGGACAGTTATCTGATTGTGTTATAGCATTAGAAAGAAATCAACAATCAGATGATGAAGACGAAGCTAGAACAACTAAGCTTAGAATACTTAAGTCAAGATACACCGGTGATGTAGGCATGGCATGTAGAGTTATCTATGATGCTGAAACAGGAAGACTCTCTGAACTCTCTGATAATGATATAGAATTTGATGGTAGTTTAGATGAGGCTTTTTAGTGCAGTTAGTATTTGATATAGAAACAGATGACCTGAAAGCAACTAAGATACATTGTATCGTTGCTAAAGATGTAGATACTCAGGAGGTTTTTTCATTTTCCCCTGATAACTTACAAGCAGGTTACGAGTTTCTTACAACAGCAGATACTTTGATAGGTCATAACATTATTGGATTTGATATACCTATGGTACACAAGTTCAGTAATGTAGACCTCTCTAAAATTCCAGTAATAGATACGCTTGTTTTATCTAGGTTATTTAATCCGGCAAGAGAAGGAGGACATAGCTTAGAGAAGTGGGGATACAAACTTGGCTATCACAAAATAGATTTCTCAGACTATCTTAATTATTCACAAGACATGATGGACTATTGTATCCGTGATGTTGAACTTAACTTAGAAGTTTTTAAGGAGTTAAGAAAAGAAAGTAAAGGTTTTGATAAAGGTTGTATACAACTAGAGCAAAAGGTTGCAGAGATAATTAAACAACAAGAGGTCAACGGATTTAAGTTTGATACTCAACATGCTTTACTGTTACTTGCTGAACTTAGAGAAAAGAAACAAGCAATAGAAGATGAGGTGCATAACACATTTAAACCTAAGTGGGTTGATGATAAGTTAGTTACACCTTATATAAAGAAAGACGGTGAACTATCCAAGCGTGGTCTTACTGATGATGAATACGATAGATGTATAACAACTAACAACACAGACTCCTTCATGCGACAATCTTTACAAGAGTTTAATCTAGGCAGTCGTAAACAAATAGGAGAATATCTTATTGATTTTGGTTGGAAGCCTGAAAGATTTACACCAACAGGTCAACCAATAGTAGATGAGAAAACTTTATCTGCAATCACACACATACACGAAGCTAACTTAATAGCACAGTTTCTTTTACTTCAAAAGCGTATAGCCCAGATTGATTCTTGGATTGATGCTACTGAAGAAGATGGAAGGGTGCATGGCTTTGTTATACCTAACGGTGCTATCACAGGCAGGATGACTCATAGAAATCCTAACATGGCACAAGTTCCTAGCTCTCACAATCCTTATGGTAAAGAATGCCGAGCTTGTTGGACTGTTGAGGACGGTAATGTTTTACTTGGAGTTGATGCTTCTGGTCTTGAGATTAGAATGTTAGCTCATTATATGAATGACGAGGAGTACACTAATGAAATCATTAACGGAGATATACACACCTCTAATCAAGAACTTGCAAAGCTTGAATCTAGAGATAAGGCAAAGACATTCATCTATGCACTCATGTACGGAGCAGGAGATGAAAAACTTGGGAACGTGGTTGGAGGAACTACAGCAGATGGTAAAAGAGCTAGACAATATTTCTTTGATAATAAACCTACATTCAAATCTCTTAGAGACAGAGTACAAAGAGCATCTGCAAAAGGTTATCTCAAAGGACTAGACGGTAGAAAGCTTTATGTTCGTAATCAACATTCAGCTTTGAACACCTTGCTTCAGGGAGCAGGTGCTATTATAATGAAACAAGCATTAGTTATTCTTTCAGAGAGATTAACTTTAGGAACTGTACCTCACAAATTTGTAGCTAACATTCACGATGAGTGGCAGATAGAAGTTCCTGAGTGTAGAGCAATGCGTGTAGGTAGCCTAGCTGTTACCTCTATAATAGAAGCAGGTGAACATTTTAATCTTCGTTGTCCCCTTGATGGCGAATACAAGATAGGAGATAACTGGAGTGAAACCCACTAAGAAAGACCAAAAGAAATTTGACCTTGACTTATCATATGGTGAGATAAGGGAAGATAAAGTTAGAGACATGTTAGAAGGAAAGAAGATAGAAGTTAAATCAGAACGTGGAATGTGGATGAAGACAGGTAACATATGTATAGAGTATGAGTCATGGAACAAACCATCTGGTATCAGAGCAACTGAATCAGACTATTGGTTTCATAACTTATGTGTAGGAGACAATGAGTTTTGTACTCTTGTATTTAAAACAGATGTACTAAGAACTATAGTGGATAAACTTGATACTTTTAAAACTGTATCAGGTGGAGACCATAACGCAAGTAAAATGTTCCTTGTAAATCTACAGAAATTATTCTCATCAGATGTAATAAAAGCATTTAAGGACTCAGAAGATGGAAAAGAAAATGGAAAAAAATGAAAAAACACTTGACAGTTCTAGTCAAGAAGTATATAATAAACTGTCGGCTAATAAATTTAAGTCGGAATCTGGTCATTGGTATACGCAAGAAGGTGAACCAATGTATACTATCGTTGGTGCTAACGGTAAAGAAAGAAACACTACTCTTAGAGATGCAAGGAAAGAAAACCTAGTACCTTCAGTAACTACTATTCTTAGTATGATAGCCAAGCCTCAACTAGAGAATTGGAAAATCAATCAAGCACTTAACTCTGCTCTTACTTTAGAGAAAGATTT